TTTGCCTCATTGCCCGACGAAACATAGTCGTCATAGTAAGGAGACGTTTGATAGAGTGTGGTATTAATAGGCATAGATCTTTAGAATTGTAAAATTATTCTTACTTTTTCGGTCTGCACACTGCTTCGAAGGATAGGAACACGATTGTCAACCATGATAACATTACCAGTGAAGGCATTGTGTTCAGGAGCCGTGATTGATCCGTATGCAATTTCAACCTGTTGTACATCGGCTGCATTATACACTTTGACAGTTCCACTCGAAGGAATGGCGTCTTGAGTTATATCTGCTGACGAATTTTGATGGAAGAAAATTTTATTATTTGTGGTATCAATAAAATCAATCCAAGCTCTTTCGAGACTTGTGTTCACAATAAAATACCATCCCGAATCAGAAGTAACACTTATTGAGGCAGAAAGATTCAAGCGTTGAAGAGAATTGACAACACTGAAAGCATGAGGAGAGTCATCAGCTGTCATCCCGATATTCTTAATAATAGAACATTGTCTAAACTTTGTATCAACTAATGTTTCGTTCGTATTAGCAGAATTAGCATCTCCTCCAACAAAGTCGGCCGCGATTCCTACATAGAAAGGAGGAAAGACATCTAAATTATCTGCACCGAATCCTGCAGCTGGAGCAAAAAGAGGTTGAATATCCGCACGAGTTGTAGACGTGGGTTCACTGTCGAACATCACACTCGCCTTACGAATACCATTCGATGCACCAGTTCCAAAAGCTTGAAGTTGGGACAAAGTGAGAGCAGATCCATCTGTTGAATTTCCTACCGAAGTAATAACACCATCAACCACGTTAATCTTCACTGCGGTTGTTGCGGTTGTTCCGTCGAGTTGTGTGTATCTAAGCTTTGCCGCTTTTGCACCGTCAACGGTACTATAACCTGCTCCACCATTCACAACTTTGAAACCATAAAGAAGTCCAATTGTGTCAATGCCACTGGATAGATTCGCCGGAATTTCAAAGAATGTAGTCGAGTCAACAAAATCACTTGCGGTCGGAATTACTCCGATGCGAGTCCAGATATAAGAGTCTCCACTATTTTGACCAACATCACCATCCGCGGCTGCGGCACTTGAAGGAGAAACTGAACTAGTCCCATTTGAGTTATTACTCAAACAAAGGTATAGAACTCCATTCAAATGAACGTAGCAAGCATACTGGTTAATCGAACTACCACTAACGGATTGATTAAAACAGGTTCTATCCGTTGAATCATACGCTTTGTACTTTCGTCCTGTGACCCATGCTTGTCCAGTCTTTGGAAGGAGTCTTTCTACTTCGTTGGATTCAATCAACTTCATAGAGTTCAGGTTTTGAAGGACATCCTGTCTCTCTAGTTCACTCCCAGTTGGAGTTGGAGGAGCAGTTTCATCTAGCCAAGGATCACTCTTTCCGATCCCAACATAGAATCCAGTGGATTTACTAAGGGGTGAATCGACTGCTAGTGTGTTTATCGCCGTAACGAAAGCGTCGGCATTGTTTCTTCTAAAATCGTCGGTAATTATTGCACTCATACTTTCTATTATTTATAAAACTTTTTTGGACTAAACGAAGGTTTCTGTGACTGATGCTTCGAGTGTAGGTGAATTATTAGGTGAAAAATTAAGATCACCTGTTTCGGGGAAGAATACATCAGTAAGAGGTGAGACTCTATCAAGTACCTTCAAGGATTGATGTTCGGTTACGGCTGTTGTTGCTCCAAGTTTCGCTCTTACAGACGAGAGATTTGTCACATCCAAAGGTTGTTGGAATGAACCAATTGTGCTTGTGTCAATCGCATCTATCGCACTACTCCAAGAAACATAGGAATCTGTTTCAACTGAAGATGCGGAGAAGTTTGGAGAATTACTTGCCTCGTCTCTTCCCGTATTAAATGTTGTTGTTGTAAGGAATTTGTTCGAAGCAGATGTATTTATCAACACATAATCAGTATTCGTCTCAACATAATTAGTAGTAAGTCTGATTGATAGAACACCCGCCGTAGTTGATGTATCGTATCGAAGAGCGTATGTCGAAAGAAGATCTTGATCAACTTTGGATTCATCCACCGTCATATTAAATGCCGCAGGTGTAATGAAAATATTTACGAGACCCGATTCATCCAACCAACCAGGCTGATAAAATGGAGTATGGTTCCCAAGACTCGTGTATAAATTCGTATACCAAAATGGATTTTCACCAATGTTGTAGTTTGGTATGATATTCTGATCGCTTCTACTAACAAAAGTTTCAATCTGAAGTTCCGCAAAAAGTTTCAAACCAGCTGGGTGAACCAGCTTATTATAAGAATCTCTCCATCTATCAATTGACACACCAGTGTTAATAATATATGAAAATTCTTGAAATTTGTCTCCATCATGAAGTTTATTCACATCTGAGACAAAGCCTTTTCGACCATTATAATCTGCAAATTGAGTAAAGATTGGAAGATTATAATCTTTTCTATTCCAACCCCAAACAAGTTCTTCATCTTTCAACTTATCATTGATCCAAAGAGCAAATGGATAGAGACCTTCAAATTTCCAAAGGCCGTCTGCCTGTGGCGAGTTGGGGCCTATAAAATTATCAGCTGGACTTACGTCACCCGAGTAACTTCCACTCAGATTTGATACATTCTTTGTTGGTGTGATCGTTTCGTAAAGATCCCAAGTATCTGTAGAATAATCAAACTGATAGGCTTTGATCTCGTTACTATCGTAAGGACTTACAATCGTATAACCAGTCAATGAATCCGGCCACAAGTAAGTGTCGTTACAGTATCCTACCGGAATACCTTGACATTTATCGTTTCCATCGGCGGGTGATGCCTCTTGAAGACCATCGTTGATATGAACCACTCCATAGATCGCATTCGTTGGAGGTGAGTCGGCACTATTTGTGTGACGAACATTAGTTGTAAGATCAGCATCAAGTTTTCTGTTAGTCAGATCCCAAGTGATTCGATACTTCGTCGATTCTCCGGTTGGAGAGTTTGGATCGCCTCGTGAAACATAATCACTCGACATAGGAGAAAGAACAGTCATGTCCTGAGCTCCGGCGGTCGTGTATGTAGATCCGGCAACGTTTCCGGTAGATTCAAAGAAAACTATGTGTTGATCGGGTGATCCGAAAGTATTTGTTATGAAAGTTGCATAATCTCCCGCCTTGACTCGTTTCTTCTCAACAAGGCTTGGAGTAAATGTAATAGGTGAAGAAAGACCTTGTTCGTAATCAATATAAAATTTGATTGTAGTATCTTCGAAGGCATAGAAATTGTAGACTGTTTCTTTATCGGGAGCTCCTAGTATAACATCACTGAAATACTTACCTCCAGCGCGTGTTGAAAGAATTGTGTGATTCCTTCCGGTTGCGACGATACCGAGTTGTTCCTTTTCTCCAAAGTACAAGTGTCTATTATTAAGATCGAGTGTTTTTGCATAAGGCTCATTGGGAGAATTGATGTCTTGAAAAACTGTGATCTCTCCCGTATCAAGGTTCTTTTGAAAGATTCGAGAATCTTCGATATAAGTTCCAACTCTGTATGTAAAATTTTCATTAGGAGAATCGTATACTATTTCACTAGTGTCAATCGTTATTGACAGTGGACTATTGTTGGTGAGATTGGTTGATAATTTATTATCACCAGAGTTAAGTCGAGTAGATACTGCAAACCCTGAAATATTTCCGCCAGGGCTGTTAAGAGGTGACTGAAAACCAGAATCCGATCTATCCTTCGCAACTCGAATTCTAAATGTTTTATCTGCTGCTAATTTACCATAAGTCCAAAATACATCTTCGAAATCACTTCCGATCTTCAAGTAGCCTGGATCTGCTGGAACAAAATCAGGAGTCAAAATTGTAGGGCCCGTTGGAATGGCAGAAGAAAATGTATCCGTTGCACCGTCGTACTCGACGCGAGTTCCATCCTGTTTAATGAAACCCGATACGTTGATATCCCCACTTGAAGGTTTGAAAAGAAAATCTGCTGGATATACGACAGACGGAACGTCATCGAAAAACAAACGAAAGAATGTAGCAATACTATCTTGTGATCCACGAGTCTTATAAAACTCTAAGATATTTCGAAAGAGTTGCCTATTATCAAGAGCATCAGAGTTTGGTATGTTCTTTGCAATTTCTTTCTTTAATTCTTCAAGATATTTCGCATCAACAAGATCAATGTCATGTTCAAGTTGAATACGATCTATGACATTTGTGGGCTGATCCTTTTGATTTAGAAACTTATAGTAGTCCTCTAAAAACGAGATAAGATTAGCAGACTTTCCCCGCAGTTGAAACGGAAAAAGAGAAGAAACTCCTTCCGCCTCCCTATTGTGTATATGAGATTCTCCTACTGTCTTTTGTTTATGCGCCATTATCCGTCTCTTCTAACAGTTTCAAAAGATGATAACAAACTCGAAACACCACTCACACTTGAATCAATATCTCCAACAACCGTGGTTTCTCCCATATCAATTGAAATAACTTCCTGTCTCTTTGAAACAAGGTCATCCGAAGCAGGTCTTACCTTCACTTTTACAGTTGCTGATGCATCTGCTTTTAAATTGTTTAAGGTAAGTTTACCTGTTGCCGGCTCAAGGAACCCTGCATTGTTTTCGACCTTCTCCTGTGTTCCATCTGATTTGAGTTTAAATACAAATACTCGACGCTGTTTTGTGTCTCCAGCAATTTCTTCATCTGCTAATTGAACATCAGAACTACCGCTTGTCCAAGTAGATGAACTAATCATAGATTCCGTTTGATCAACAGCTCCGTCTATTGCAAATCCAAAATCCAAACTATCATTTGCGGATACTAAATTTTTAACAGTGATTGAAAGATTCTTATATGCGTACAAACGAGCAACTGATCCAGTGATAGCGACATTAGTATCATCAATCTTTTCTAAAAACTTTGAGTATCTAAAAACACCATCAAAGTTGTTGAGATTGTTGTCACTAAAACTACTGATAGTTGAACGAACATCCGTTACTAATTCATCTTTTGTCTTCGTTGTCTTAGTAATATCAAACTTAAAAAATGTTTCGAAATATAAGAAAAGATAAAGGGGATCTCTCAAAACTGGTTTGATCGAAACAACCCTTCTCTTGTCAAGAAATGCCTCAACTTCGTCCTTTTCTAATTGCGTTAAAGTTAATTGTGAAGTATCTGCTGGTCGAATTGAGATATTTACTTCTCCAAAGTTTGGGATATCATTATCTTCACCACCCCAAACTGAAACATCACCGGCACTCGCAATATTTTGTGTTATGAGAGTCTTAAAATCCTCGGCTGTTATCGCTCTATTCTGTGATATGAAAGTAAGAGGAGCATTGAATTTAACACTTGATAATGATTCTTTCTCTGCACCACCTGCGGCCTTTCCGCCTGTCACTAGTGTAATAGTTGCAGCGCCCGTAACAATTTCATCTGCACCACTTACATAAGTGAAACTTGTTGCTCCGTTCGAGTCTGCTCCGTCAGTAACAAGGAAGTTGAGTCTTACAATATCTAAGGCACTCAATTTCTTCCCAAGAACTCCATCTCCAAACGAGACATCAAAAAATCCATCTCCATTCTCGTTAAGAAAATAAATCTGACTGGTTGAGTCTATGCTTGTGAATGTGGTAAATTTTGTGTAAGTATCCGGTGTGAGATCATCTGGTGTTCCAAGCACCTCAACTTTAAGTGTGGATGTATCAACATTTGAGTAGTTGATAATAAATTTTTGAAATGCTGAGTTGTCAACGGTATAATCAATCGTTCTCTGTGTTCCTTGAAAAATTTTCAGGTTTTCGAAAACAAACTTATTGGTGAGACTCAATCCAACTGTTGTATCTTCAATTGTCTGAAAAATGTAAGTGACATCGTTGACAACTGTTCTAAATTTTGTTCCCCTAACAAGGGTGTATTCCGCGGCGGTACTCGTTGCTTTGCGAGTAAGTGTTAGATTAATAGTTGCAACGGGAGCCTTCTTACTTGAGGGAGTGTATCCCAGAAGTTTTGCTCTCGAAACAACATTCGCTCTTAACTGTGCAGAATCCAAAAAGGATTCGTTCATGGCCATGTGAGCATTGACTGCGTTATAGTGAGTATTGTACGCTAATATGTCAAGAAGAGAACTAAGTCCCGATCCTTCGAAGTCAAAGTCAGCGAACGCACTACCAGTTCTTGTAAAGTGGTTCTTGAGGTTTGTTTTTATCTGATCAAAGTCAAGCTCTGTTGTGTTGAATTGTGCCATCTTATCTAAGTCTCTGTAAGTTAAATGTTACCTCTGTTTCAGCCTGAAGGAATATAATATTGAAGGCGATATTGACCGTATATGCATTAGCATCGGATCGATCAAACACCGCAACATTTACACCATTCACTCGTGGTTCATGATTCTTTAAAACTTCTTTAATTTCATCTCTTATCTCGGAAGCAGTGAATCTATCCGCAGGTTCAAATAACTTTGATGTTACATTTCCACCAATCTCTGGATGAAATGGTCTTTCAAAGAAGTTAGTGAGAACAAGATTTACCACCGCCTGTTTTACTGCATCAAGATCTCTGAGAGGAGTAATATCATTGAGAATTGGATGCTTTGTGAAAAAAAGATCTAAGTCTGAATATGTGTCAACCTTTGATATGTTTGAAGACTTATCAAAAACTCGTGATTGTCCTGTTTTTTTCTGATTGTAATCAAGGATTGCCATTTTATCTATTTATAAGGTTTTTACTGAGGAACCGCAGTCAAAGTTCCACCTGCCGTCACACCAGAGTGTTTATGTGTCACTAATTTTATGTTTTGTGTTCCAGCGACCACATCTACTGTTGCATCTAAAGTACCAGTAACATTGACATTATTGTTGATATTTGTAACTGACGCTGTAATGTTTTGGTTTCCGGTGATAGTTGTTTCCTGATCACCACCGACTGTAATCGTCTGTGATCCTCCTACGGTGACATTCATCTCTCCTCCTACATCTAAGTTTAAATTTTTGGAAATCTTTGTGTTCATATTACCATCAA